ATATCAAATTCTACATTTGCATCTGATGCAACAGCTGAATAAGAAGCACTTGTTAATGTACCATTTTTAAATAAAGCTATTTGATAGTTGTCAGAAGTTGTTGGTAAAAAATTTACATTATATGGAATAACTACAGCTCCTAATGCAGTTGATGCAAGTCTAATAGAAACAAGTGGTTTATAAGTTGTAGTTAAATAAGTACCTGTTGTAGCAGATGTCATTGTAGCAACATGTTCAATAGATGTTTGTTCATAACCACCTTCTGATAGTACAGTTGAACAAATTTGTTTTAAATAAGAAGCTGATGCAGTTGCTGCAGTATTTGTTATTTCATATCTTACAGGTAATATTGCTGTTGTCATATAAACAGAAGTTCCAGTAACATTTGCAGTTTGATAAGTATGACAAACTATGTATTGACCATTAATAATAAAACCACATCTAACGTTACCAACACCTAACCATTCAAAATCAAACCATAAAATTTGAGGTTTAGTTAAATCTAAAGTTAAACCACTAGCGCCGGTTCCATCTAATTTATCTCCATTCCAAGCAGATTGTTCAACTCTTCTTGTTGTATTATCTACAGAACCACCAACATAAGTTCTCATTACAAAAGCTTTAGTTCCAGGTGCAGCACCAGTTACTTCAAAGTAAAGTCCATTTTCAGTTCCAAAATAACCCACACGTTGTCTTAAATTTGCTTTAGCAGTATTCATTACAAAAGTCGCAAGAACTAATAAACCTTTACCTGGTTGATAAGGAAAAGATCTAAATGTTTGTCTAACAACTTCAGCACCAGAAGCTGTGGTTACGTCCATTCTAACAGATGATTCATTTGGTAAATACGTTGTAGATCCCCCTGTTACAGTAGAAGTGTCAAATTGACTGTCTATTGCATATCTATTTTGAGAGTCAAATAACGTATAAGGTTGTGATACTCTTAATCTTCCAAATGCATCTAAATTAGTTCCACCAAGACTTACAGGTTGAGTAGTTACATTTACATTATCACAACTCATTAGCAGCCATTCTTTCCAGACATAAACCAAGTTTGAGCTTCAGCTATATCTTGAGTATCTTGTGTAAAAGTATTGTTTAATTGTAGAACCATTTGCTCTAGTGTTCTAATAATCTGGTCCATCTGTTGTTGATTATATTCTGGTGTAGCGTTTGCAAGTCTTGGTTGATCTAGTTTAGCCATTACCTTAAACCATCCTGTTGTCCATCAATCCTTAATGTTCCGTATCTCCATTTAGTATCAACTTCTGTGCTTATAATTTTAATTGCAACTTGTCGTCCACGCGCGCGCATGTCGACTTTAGTTGTTGTTGAATTTACAAGAGTGCTTGATGCAACAGTTTGAGTTGCTCCTGGATATTGTCTTACTAAAAATTGCATATTAAGATTACCAGATTGATTTTTAAAATCAGGAATGTATCGTTTAATAAACATTGAATTATCTCCGTCTACAATGTCCACGTCTCCTGAAGTAATGAACGCGGTAATTGCGCTTGTATCATCATTCGTTCCTTTTTCTTGATCATAAAGTGTTGACACACCTGCTGTTAAACCAATAACTGTCGGTTGAGCAAGTGCTGTAGAATTTGGCATATATTTAGTTGCGAGTGGATTTGCAAATACATCTTTAGAAGCCCAAGTTGTTCTAGCTAAAGTTCCAATAGTCCATACTTTTTCAAGATAATTATAAGTAACTATTCTATCAATTGATGTAGAATTTTCTGATGTATAGAACCAATTAACTTCTGAAAATTCAAGATTAACTCCTGCATAAATTGTAGAGTGTTCATCTGTATTTATATCTTGGAATACATAATCTTGTACTGAACATGGAATTTCTTTTACAACCCCGTCAAATAAATAGAATGCACCATCTGATATCCAATAGACAACGTTTTCTGCTTCTACTGCAGAATGAATTCCTAAAGCTCCGCAGTTCGTACCAATTTGTTTAAATGAGAATGTAAATGGTGGTCCTACAAACTGCATAGAATGAGCTGATGTATTAGTTAATATTAATATATCCCCTCTTGTTGGAACTGCAGTTACAATTCTATTACCTGATGATAATCTTTGAAATCCAGCTGTGTTAGTTGCATTCGGTATAAAGTCTGTAATAGATTCTTGTGAACCGAAGAGCACGGCCATTGGGTCTACTGTAGAAGTTGATCCAGGTGTTGTTTGTGTACCAAAAAATATTACATGTCTATCTCTTGGTGATACGGTCATATAATTAGATTGTGTTGGAGCATTAGCTAATAATGTAGCTCTTGTATTTCTTGGAATTAAAAATGCAGAAGTATCAAAGTAATATGTTTTACCACCAACGATTGTAGCTAATATATCTTCACCAAAGTTATCTATTTTCCAAATTCTAGGATTTGCTGTAATAACTCCTGATGGTCTTGGTGTGTTCCAAGTAGAAAAACCCCATGTCGCGGCACCCCATCCACTACCAATTGTTGTAAGATCGGATCCTATATTTATTTGAAATGCTGCACTTGATGCTGATCCAGAAGTAGTAACTGCTCCTGGTGTTGCAATGCTAGCTACATCTATTTTAAAATTATTAGCATCAGTAATTGATTGAATTTCAAATTCTTGACTCATATTAGTGTTAGTAATATTAACAACGCTTACTCCAGTAACTCCTGAAAATGTAACAAAGTCTCCAGCGATTGCACCATTAGATGTTGCAAGAACGTTTACAATGGTTGTTGCTGATGTAAATGTAAATACTGCGGGAATGGTTGTTGATAAAGGTGTAATGTCGTAAAAGTTGTTATCGTAATATAAATATAATTTTCTATCAGTACCAATGGCCGCTAATGAGTCACCGGCTAAATCTGTATAAGTGTGAATGTCTCGCGCAGCGCCTATTAAATTGTTACTAACTGCAGGTGACCATCCACCTATTTTTTCAGGAACGCCATATCTAAAACGAACGTTATCACAGTCTACCCAACCACCTTCAGCACCGTATTGAGTGTTTTGCTTATCTATTCCTGGTTTAAATTGTAATTTGTTTATTGGCATAAAACCCCTAGTAAAGCGGATTTATACCATAAATCTATTAAAATTAAACTACTTTAATGTTTTAAAATACTCTAGGCATTCAGCTATAGTTTGCTGTCTAATGTACTCATCTCTAATTTCTTGTGATGTAGGTTGAGGTAATGGTGAATCCCATCTGTCTATTATAAATTGACCTGCAGAGGTTAAGTCATAACTAGCACCTGGTGCTAAAGATTTCATTGCTGTATCAATACCCCAAGCAAAACCATTTTCGTTAGTGTATGCTTTTATAGTTTCTTCTATAGATAGTTTAGGCATTACTTAAATTGTTTTCCTGTTACCCAAGTTACTAATGAATTTCTTGTCCCTTTAGTTACTGGCATAACTTCATGCAATACATAAGAAGGGAATAATATTAATGTTCCTTGTGTTTTATCCATTAAAGTTCCTTTGTCATCATCATAAAGATAAAGTTCTCCACCTTCATATTCTTCAGGATTTGTAAGTTGAATAGATATAGATAGTTTTCTAACAAGCATATTCATTCCTCTATCAACGTGCTTTCCATACTTACCAGATGGTGCTTCATAATTAGTAAATTGGAATCCTTCATTTAATCCGAATAAATCAAATTTAAAAAATCTTTCATTAAGATTTAAAGTCATGTCAGTCACTCTACGAAATACCCAATCCATTTTATCAGATGGATATAACCAAGATATTTTAGAATCTCTTACATCAGATTCTCCTTTAGTTTTTCCTTTAATTAATCCTTTGTCTTTTGCGATATTAATTATTGTTTCACATTCTAATTTTGAAAATGCGTTGTTCCAAAATGCGTAAAGACTAGTTTGATCTACTTCAAAATTCCAAGATGAATTTTCAAATTTAGGTTCTTCTTTTTTTAATTTTATTATCTTTGACATTCTTTCTATTTTTTATACGAATATATGTTACTTGTAAATACTAAATTTTTATACTATATCCCAAGTTAATGTTGATTCGTTCCAATTATATTTATTTTCATTTATTGGCATAGCAACTGGTGCTTCCCAAAGACAAGTATTTTCGTTTAATATCCAAGAGTTAAAACGTTTAGGTGGATAAAAGCATCTCTATCTTCATCATAAGTATATCCTATTGCTGGATAATTTTTTCTAAAAGGTGTTCCACCAGATTTATGAACTCCACCATATGTGTTATAAGATGTTTGTTTCCAAATAGCCCAACCATGTAATTTTGTTAAAAAATCAATACCAATATCTTCTCTTTCAACTCCGTTGCTGTCATGTAATACTTCATTAACAACAGAATGAATAGCTATAACTTTATTATTTAATCCTATTTTTGCAAAACTAGCCATTATGCTGTATAACTCCCGTCTCCGTTAAATTGTAATATTGTATTACTTCCTGATGTTGTAATTGTAGGTGAACCACTTGATGTACCTGAATATGAAACAGTTGGTACACTTAATATAACAACTCCTTTTCCGCCTGCCCCAGAAGCAACTGGATAATTTCCTGCACCACCTCCACCTCCTGTGTTTGCTGTTCCTGGAGTTCCACCTGCACCTCCACCTCCCGTACCAGCAGTACCATATGTACCAGGAGCATAATCTGTATCACCTGCACCACCTCCTGCTCTTGTTACTGAAGAACCTGTTATTGAAGAAGCTGTACCATTCCCACCATTTCCTCCTGATGGTTGTGTACCTCCTGTTCCAGAAGCACCTGCACCACCTCCTCCGCCTCCAGCAGTCCAAGATACATCATTTGAACCACCTGCACCACCATTATTTCCTTGACTTGGTGATGTGCTTGGTGTGTTACCACTTCCTCCTGGTACATTCGTTCCTGGTGGGTTAGTACTGGTACTACCTCCTCCAGAACCTCCAGCTAAACCTTGTTTATTTGTACTATTTTCTCCTCCACCACCACCTCCAGCAGAAGTTATAGTTGTTAATCCTGAACCTGAAATTGAACTGTTAGAACCATTTGAACCTTGTACATATGGTACTCCCGAACCATTAGCGCCACCATTTCCTACTGATACTGTAATTACTGTTCCAACACTTACTGATTGAGTTGAAGTTCTATATCCTCCAGCTCCTCCTGCACCAAGATTAGAACTAGCCCCGCCGCCTCCAGCAATTACTAAAAAATCTATTGAATAAGGTTGTGGTGTTTCTAAAGTTACATCATCATCTGAAGTTGGAATCCAACCATTTGTTGCACCTGAATAAATTATTGAAACTGATTGACCTGATGTATTATAAATTGGATTTGGAGTTGTAGCACCTTGAAAATTTAAAGAATTTTGATTTATTGTAACTGCATTAGTTCCCCATGTTCTAGCAAAATCTGAAAAAACTAATTGATCCCCAACTGAAGCTGAAGCTGGTAATGTAATAGTACAAGCATTTGAAGTTGTGTTTATCCAATATCCTCTATTGGCTACTGCTGTTAATGTAGCAGCTGTTACTATAGAAGATTGCCAAGCTATACCGCCTGCTCCTGGTTGTAATCCTGCGCTAGCTACTTTTGTTGAAGGCATTATTTAATAATCTCCCAATTTAAATTTGTTTCGTTCCATGTATATTTACCACCATCTGTAGGATAAGCAACTGGTGCATTCCAAAGACAAGTAGTTTCATTTAATATCCAACTATTGAAAGGTTTTTTAGGTATGAATGCGTCTCTAATTTGATCATATTGATAACCTATTCCTGCAAAGTTTTTTCTAATGTTATTGTTATATGAAGTTTGTTTCCAAACATCTCTTGTATTATAAAGTTTATTAATAAAATCTACTCCAGCTTGTTCTGTTATTGCAATATCATTAGACACTACTATTACTTGTTCAACTATATTTCCTACTCCTAATTTTGCAAAGTGTGCCATATTTTATCCTGTTATACTTCCTGATGCGTTATAAACTAATATTGTATCTGCACCTGATGTTGAAACTGTCGGAGAACCAGTTGTTATTCCTGAATAATTAGCTGTTGGCATACGAAGAATTAAAACTCCTGAACCACCTGCTGTTGAATTTCCTCCTCCTCCTGCTCCACCTGCTCCACCACCACCAGTATTAGCTGTTCCTGCTGTAATTCCAGTATTAGAATTGTCTGTTGCACCATTTCCTCCTCCACCAGTTCCTCCAAGACCCCTCCCACCTGTACTATTCCAATAACCTCCTCCTCCACCACCACCTCTTGTAACAGATGATCCTGTAATTGTAGACGCTACACCAGCACCACCATCTCCAGCTTTTGCTGTACCAAGAGCACTTTGACCAACAGCAGAAGCACCTCCTCCACCTGCACCACCATTATTTCCATCTTGTGAACCACCAGCAAAACCTTGATTAGCTGTTCCACTACCACCATTAGTTGTTGGAGTACCTTGTCCAGCACCACCACCAGAACCACCAGCATCACCATTTGTAAGATTTTGTCCCCCACCTCCTCCACCAGAAGAAGTTATTGTTGTAATTCCTGTTCCTGATATTGAACTATTACCTCCAACTCCACCATTTGCTTGAGGAGGATATGTTCTACCAGCACCTCCAGCACCTACTGTAATTGTATAAACTGTTCCTGGAGTAAATGTTAAACTTGATTCTGCACTTCCACCTCCTCCTGAACTACCATAAGTAGCATTAGAAGAACGATAACCTCCTGCCCCCCCGCCACCTCCTCCATCAGTTCCTCCACCAGCTCCTCCTGCTATTACTAAAAAATCTACAGAATAAGGTGGTAGTATTAAAGCATCTGTTCCTTCATTAATTCCTGATGTTGCTAACCAACCTTGTGTTGCATCTATATAAGTTAAAATTACTCCTTCTCTATCACCAGTTAATGCTAAACTAGCTGTCCCCGATTCTATTTTATTTGAATTTGGATTTATTGTTATTGGATTCGTATCCGCGGTCCCCGCATAGTCAACGATTTGAACTTGATTACCGGCCACTGGTGATGCTGGAAGCGTAACTGTAATTCCTGCTGATGTTGTATTAATAGGATAAGCTCTACCTGCAACCGCAGTGAAACTTGTTGTTTGAACTGATTGCCATGCAAGATCTGCTGCAGGAGTTGCCCAAGAATTATCACCTCTTAAAAATGTAGTTGCAGAAGGTGTACCTGTTGCTGATAATTGACTTAATCCAACAGTGTTATTGCTTGGCGTTCCGATATTAAGTGTGTTTCCTAAAACAGTAATATAATCAATAGAATCTGTTGTAGATAAAGTAGTTGAGAAAACGATTGCCGATCCTGAAATCGTAAATGAAGTTACTGGAGCTTGTACAACTCCGTTTAATGATACAATACAGTTTTGTGGTACAGTTGGAAATACTGGAGTTCCACTACTTACTAAATTGTACGTTGTTGTAGCGCTCGCGGATAGCGAATCGCAGGATATGTAATTTCCGACTAAAGGTTGTTTGCCGATATATGCCATATTTATCCTATAATTGATTTAATTTCAGCATCATTCAAACCTAATGCTTTAAGTTTAGATATTGCTGATTGTTTGTTATCTATTTTAGCTTGTTCTTCAGCTTCAATTTCTGCAAGACACGTTGGTACTAAATCTAATATAGCTTGTTTGTTAATTGGTTGAGTTCCGTTTTCCCAAACTAAAGTATTTACATCTTCACCAGACATACTAGCTTGTGCGTTTGAATTTATTTTTTTAATTGCTTTATATATTGCTTCTATTGTTTTCATAATTAACCTTTTATTTCTAATGCTGTTATTGTTCCTAAAGTATCCCCACCTGCACCAGAATTAATAACAAAACTTCCACCTGAAGTTGCTCTACCATAAACTTGATATGTTGTTGAAGAAGTTGTACTAGGTGAATCTAAAATTGACATTGTTATAGTACCATAATTATTAGTAATTACATTTGTCATTCCACCATTTCCATTACCTAAATTTGTAGCTCCTCTAAAAATAGTAAATACTCCTTGAGCACCACTTCCTGTTGCAATATTAGCTGTTGCAATTACTAATACTTTATTAGAAGCAGAAGAAGGAGTTATTGATACTGATAAAGTATTTGAAGCTGTTACAAAAGTGGATGATGATGAACTTCTTTGAGTAGAATCGGTAGCAGTAACAACCTGCAACACAGCACCTGCACCTAATTTAGTTGTTGCTATTGCAGCAGAAGCACTAATATCCGCATTAACAATTGAAGTAGCAAGATTTAATTTAGAATAAGCAATTGCTGCTGTAGAATTAACATCAACATTTACAACTGCACCATCTGCGATTTTTGCAGTCGTAATAATTCCATCTACTAACTGACTTGAAGTTAATGGAACTGCAGTCGGTTGATTGCCTATAAAAGCCATTTATGTTTCCTATGTACTAATGTCGTCTACGGCAGAAACCCAAACATCCATTGCAGATGCGACATCACAGTTTACTTTAAGTACATCACCTGATTGTACTACGTATTTAGCTCCGCCATCTATAACTTGTAATTGTGATCCAACAGGTATTGGAGCGTTTTTAATTAAATCAATATCATTAGTTCCATCATTAATAGTAACTGTTGCATTAATAGATGATGTTGAATTTACGTTTGCAAGAGAGATACCAATAATAGTATCAAAAGTGTTCGCTGTAAAAACAGTTGTTACTGCTGTTCCCACTGCATTTGAGGTATATCTTCTAAAATTTTGTGCCATATTTTCTCCTTGTTATTATTACTATAAAGCCACTGCCATTGCAATAGCAAATCCTTGTGATGCTGTATTAGTAGGAATATCTACACATGTAGAAACAGAACTTGATCCGTTTACAAACAAATAAGATTTAGTCCCTGTTCCAATAGATACTGTAGTAGAACCACCTGCTGAAATCGTAGCTGTTCCACCTGAATTGTTTATAAATACATAATCTTTTTCAATATTAGGAACTGTAACTGTAACAGTTGTTGCAGATAAAGATCCACTTAAAACTATTATTTTATTTCTTCCTGCTTCATCTACGTAAGTCGTAGAAGATGAATTTGTTGTAAATGCTAAAGTTGTACTTCCAGTAAGAGTTACGTTAGCTACACCACCGATTGCATTATCAATATCTTGTAAGTTAACATTCGTGATTGCACCCCATGTACCGGAGTTTTCACCTGTTGCCTGAAGATTAAGACCTAAATTACTAAACGTACTTGCCATATTATAGTCTCCTTATCACTTTTTTAAGGTTTTGTCATCATGGTAAATTAATCCATGTTTGACCTGTTGTTACATTAACAGTACTCCAAGTTTGTCCTGTTGTTGGACTTATAGCAGACCACGTTTGACCTGTTGTTGGGTTTACAGTACTCCAAGTTTGACCTGTTGCCGGATTTATAGCAGACCAGTTTTGACCTGTTGTAGGATTTATAATAACCCAGCCGTATACAATAGGTGTTCCTGAACCAACTGTCAATTGATTTGATGTTGGTATTATAATTTGATCTGTAGAAAGTGTTACATTTCCAACACCTACATTTACTTGATTTCCTGTAACTACGTAAGTAGATACAATTGTAGGAGTACCTACTTGTACAGAAACACTTGATCCTGTAGGTATAACTCCTGCTCCTAAAGATAAAGTAGGAGTTCCAACTCCAACTGTTACTTCATTACCATCTACATCAATAAAGTTTTTTCCTGAAACTTGAACAGTTCCTGACTGAAGAGAAACACTTGATCCTGTAGCTTGAACAATTGTTGGTAATTCAATTGTAACTTGACCTGTTGCAATTTGAACAGAAGATCCTGTTACAGTAAATACTTGATCTAATTTGAAAGAAACAGTTCCAACACCAATATCTAATTCTTGTCCAACAACTGCATCAGTTACACTTCCACCTGCAATAATGTTTGGACTTTGTACAAGTAAATCTAATAAGTTTGTAGTAACACCAACATTTGATTTAGCAATAACTGTTGCATTGTTAAGTGTTAAAGTTAATTGTTCACCATTTGTAGTAACAACTGCTTTACCTGCAAATTGTAATGTTCCAGTTTGAATACCTAATTCACTAGAAGATAATATAACTTCTGCTTCTGCTGAAATTAAAACATTACCTGTTTGAACAGAAACACTTGATCCTGTTACAAATACAATTTCATCTAACTTAAATGTTACATTACCTGTTTCTGTTTGAATTAAATTAGTTGTAACTGGAACTGTTATACCTAGAGATAAATCAACTGTACCTACTTGAACTTGTGTAGCAGAACCTACAACATTAACAATTTGAGATATTGCAATGGAAACTGCGCCTGAATTTAATTGTAATTGTAAATTAGCATCTGGTACGATTGTTCCATAATAACCGGAACCCCAGACTGATCTTCCCCATCCATCTTCGGCGCCAACTAAAACTGTGACATCTACACCTTCGCCACCCCATGTGGCAGCACCCCAATAAAGTTCATTCCAGCCAAAGTTTGAAGCCATAATTTTTTATGGCGAGCTACTACGATATTCTCAAGATTGCGCTTGTTGAATTCGCTGCTGGGAACTGAATAGTAAAGTCGCCGTTTGTTGAAGTTTTATTACCACCAAAATCTAATACGACAACTGCTTTACTAGAGTTTGATGTATTATAAATTAAAGCTGCGGATGCAGTAATAGTTGCTGTTGAAAAAGTTACATCGTTAAAATCTACGAATGCAACATTTTGTGCAACGGTTGGTGAAATATTTACAAGAGTTGCTCCCGTAGCAGTATAACCTGTACCTGTTACTTCAACACTTGATCCAATTGTTGCAGAATAAACTGTAGTTGTTGCTGCTGCAAAACCTGAAACGGTATTGTATAAAGCTAATTTAAATGTATCGCCTGTAGAAGCTGTGAAATCGTGAATTGCTTCAAATAATTCTTTTTTAAAACTATCTGGTACTATATTTGCCATATTAACTCCTTGTTATTTTCCTGGTGGTGGAGCATCCACGACAACTCGAGGTTCCCCATCAACATATTCGTCTCTTCTTCTTCTACCTGTTTGTTCAACACCAAAAGATTCTCTGGCTTGTTGATACGATTGTTCGTAGACTTGTATCATATTATCAGGACCTTTCAAGTATTTATATGCTTCTACTAAAGAACCGTAAAGAAGTAAATCTTGAGCGTAAGTAGATATATAAGTAGTTGAAGTTGCTGAA